AACGCTGTTGCAAGTGGTTCACTAAGTGCAGGCGAATGCCAACTTACAGCAACTGACAGTGATGCAAATACTTACTATGTAAGTAAGATTACTTCACGTTATGTAACACTAGTACCAAACGATGGTGTACAGTTCACAAGTGGACAACGTGCACTATGGGTTGCTAGCGGTAGCGAAGTAAGCGGCTCATCAGTTAGCATTCCGCTAGCATAATAAGGTTTTACTTTGGATATTAGCCAAGTTAAACAACGCTTAGAAAGCATTCAAAACAGTTGCCCTAGAACTAGGGCAACTGAATGCTTTTGCGAAAGCGTTAACAAGATACAAGAAGCAGAACAGGACATTATTGCTGTCTGCAATCTTGAACACTCAGACACAGTGACAGGCACCATTCTGTTTATGCAGCGTGGTGACAGTCCTACCTTAATAAAGGGAACAATCACTGGATTACAACCTGGCAAGCATGGGTTTCACATACACGAGTATGGAGACCTGAGCAAAGGTTGTGAATCTGCTGGTGCTCACTACAATCCTGACGGTATAGATCATGGAGATCTTGAGCAGGGCCATGTGGGGGACTTAGGCAATATTGAAGCAAACGATCAAGGAATCGCAAACTTTAGTATTGTTTCAAAACGTGTTGATCTAACAGGTGATCGTAGCATCGTGGGCAGAGCCGCAGTGGTTCATGCTGATGAAGACGATCTAGGTCAAGGCGGAGATGAAGAAAGCCTCAAAACCGGTAATGCTGGGGATCGATTGGCATGCGGCGTAATAGTCCTTGCCAAAACAGATACCTAAGGAGATATAACTATGAAAATTGTAAATTGGGTAAAAGACCGTATCGCTGAACGTACCTCATGGGACGGCGGCGTAGTAATTGCAGTCAGCGTACTCGCTCTAATTGCTAGTCCAATCATTACATGGGTAGCATGGGCTGGTTTAGCCTATGGTATCTGGACTATTATTAAAAAGGACTAAATGTCCTTAACTTAAGGAGGAGAGTACAATGGACGCTCTTAAAAAAGTAAAAGGTTGGGCAGGTTCACTAACAGAAGTTGGTGTTAGCCTAATCGCACTAGGTATTGTGCTAGAAGTGTTATTCAAAGGCGCAGTACCTTTTTGGTCAGACATCAGTGTCATTGAGAATGTTACAGGCATTATCAAAGGACTATCAGCAGAAGGCCTAGTAGGTCTAGTTGCTGTTTGGGTGTTATACCACATCTACAAAAGTAAGTAATAGTTTAGATATCTAGACTCTATTAGAGAGGGCGGCATATTTGTCGCCCTCTTTTTTGTGATAAGTACATATATATAGGAGGTTTTAATGCGTAATGAATATTTTGTCCCAATGAACGAGCTAATCGTACACACACGCACAGAGACAGGATATGAGTTGCCAGTGGATATAGAAGTATACGTGAGTGCACTTCTTGGAAGTTTCATAGATAAGCCAAACTTTTTACCAGAACGGAGTTTTGCAGAAGCATATTCAGTTTTAAGTAAAAAAGATTATACTAGTGCTAAAGAACTGGGAGATACGTGTTTATTTCTTAGTGGAGTTTTTCCTGCGTATGGAAAACGATATGGATTAAATAAAAGATACTATCGTGAGATAGGATCGAGCAGCTATGATATTGCTAGTAGTATCTTACATCAACAGGTTTTTAAAATGCTAGCAAGACATTTTGACTTCGTAGCTGAGTATATCAATTTAAGTACAAATGCTAGAAGAGATATAAGGATTTTAAATGAGTCGTAGTTTAGACGGTGTTCTCATAAAAAAAGCTCATAGAGCACAAAGATTTACACAGGAACAAGTGCAGGAGTTTGCTGCCTGTGCGCATCCTGAAACAGGTGTGTTTTTCTTTATGGAGAACTATTTTACTATCCAGCACCCTACAAAGGGACAACTGAAGTATCAGCCGTACGAGTACCAACAAAAGCTACTAGAGACATATCACGGTTATAGATTCAACGTTAACATGCTTCCTAGACAAACAGGCAAAACAACTACGGCAGCAGGGTATCTGTTATGGCGTGCTATGTTTGTTCCTGACAGTATTATTCTTATTGCTGCACACAAGTACAGCGGTGCACAAGAAATTATGAGTCGCATACGTTATGCGTACGAACTTTGTCCGGATCACATACGAGCAGGCGTAACAAGTTACAACAAAGGTAGCATTGAATTTGAAAACGGATCACGCATACTAAGTCAAGCAACAACAGAAAATACAGGGCGTGGTCTGAGTATTAGTTTACTATACTGTGATGAGTTTGCATTTGTGCGTCCTACTATTGCTAGAGAGTTTTGGACCAGTATTAGTCCTACACTGGCAACTGGTGGTGCAGCTATTATTACTAGTACACCTAACAGTGATGAAGACCAGTTTGCTGAGATATGGAGACTTGCTAACAAGTGTTTTGATGAAAACGGCAATGAAACAGATATAGGCATTAATGGATTTAAATCATATCGTAGTTACTGGCAGGATCATCCTGACAGAGATGAAGAATGGAAAAAAGAAGAGCTAGGACGTATTGGCGAGGAACGTTTCAGACGTGAACACGAATGTGAATTTATTATTAATGACGAAACGCTTATAGATAGTCTACATCTTGTAAGTATGAGAGGCGAAGATCCTTTGTTTAAACAAGGTATGGTACGTTGGTATCGTAAGCCTAGTAAAGATAAATTGTACATTGTAGCACTTGATCCTAGCCTAGGAACTGGTGGAGATCCTGCTGCTATACAAGTGTTCGAAGCACCTAGTATGACACAGGTAGCTGAATGGTGTCATAATAAAACACCTATCCCACAACAGATAAAGATTCTTGTTAGTATTTGCGAATACATCATGGAAGAAACAGCTAACGAAAATAGCGTTTATTACAGTGTAGAAAACAATACTCTAGGGGAAGCTGCTCTTATTAGTATTGCAGATATAGGTGAAGAAAATATACCTGGTATATTCCTAAGTGAAAGTAAAGCACATGGCAACGCAAGACGCTTCCGAAAAGGTTTTAACACTACACAACGTACCAAACTTAGCAGTTGTGCCAAACTAAAAACACTTGTTGAGACTGATAAAATCACACTAAACAGTAAGATGTTAATAAGTGAACTTAAAAACTTTATTGCAAATGGTAGTAGTTATGCTGCTAAAATTGGAGAAACAGACGATCTAGTAATGAGTACAATACTTGCTTTACGTATGGCAACTCAATTAAAGACTTATGTACCAGAGCTAGAAAACCAAATAAGGGACAGTAATGACTTCACAAGGGAGCCTATGCCTTTTGTGCTAGTTTAATAAATACAGTATGAGCGCATTATCACAAGATTTACACGAAAGACTACGTGGAAGATTCAACAGTCTAACAATGGGCAGGGACGACGGTGCCAAAACACTAGTTCCTGACGAAGCAGTATTCTTTGAGTTTGGCTTCAAAGAAGGTGTTAATGATTACGGTAGTGTAGTTGTTAGTATTCTTGACGAGGGATCACTTAAAGTTTATTTCAAAAATGATATTGTTGAAGAAGCAGACGAAGATGCCAAAGATAAATGGTATAACTTTCTCAAGGATCTTAGATTTTTCAGCGCACAAAACATGTTAAATTACGAAACTAAGAACGTGACAAAGTCTAGATTGGACAAAGCAGATTTTGATTTCTTAGTAGGACAAAGTAACGCCAAGGATAACGTTGCCATGGAAAGCAAACTATACGGAAGCAGTCAACGCAGCTATGCAGACCTTAACGGTGCAAAGTTGATTGTACAGCATAACAAAACTGTAGACGAAGAGAAGATGGGAAGTCGCAGTAGAGATATTAGAGCCATCTACATTGAGAACAGTTTAGGAGAACGGTTCCGTTTTGAGAACAACTATCTACCAGGGGCTAGAGCAATGGCTCGCCACATTAGTAATGGTGGTTATCAAAATGATGAATACGGTGAACACATTTCAGAGATTATGGCAGAAATGAGCGAACTTAAGAGCTTTGTCCGCGGTGTTAAAAGAGATGACTATGTTACTGAAGATAGCCAAGAGATCATTGACCTTGCAACTGATCGTTATTATGGCCTGAAGAGTACACTGGAAAGCATTAGCAAACAAAAAGGTTATGTAGACTACTTTGAGAACTATGAGCCTGCAGAAATTGAAGTTGATGAGAATGACATCGATGATTTACGTACAAAACTTACACGTGAAGTATTCGATGACAGGTTAGAAAGCAGCCTAGGCGCAGTAGGAAGAGCAATGAAATTAAGCGAAAAGAAATCTGGCGAGTTCTTTGACTTTGGCAAATGGTCTAGAAGTGCAAAGAGTGCAGGCGCCGAAATTGAAGGCGATGTAACTGGCGCACGAGCAATGAAAGACGGCGTAGAGATTGGTTCATGGAGTCAAGACGCTGAAGATTTAGAAGGTCCAAAGATGGGCAGTGATATCAAAGAGCCTGGTTATGGCGAGATTAATATGGGCGGCGGTGACCGCGGTGAAGGCGATGCAAGAACATTTGAATTACCCGCAAGCCTAGAACTTATGTCAGGAACACCAAGTTGGAAGGGCATGCAGTTCAAAGACAAGAACGCAATGCTAGCAGGTATACTTAGAGATATTGCTGATCGTGCACAAGACGATGAAGTTAGTGTGTTCGCAGCAGATATGGCTACTAAAGTAGCTAGTGAAGGTCAGTCTTTTGGCGTTAGAATGAGTGACGAAGGCTACAAAGACAACAAGAAGCTAGCAATACAACTTGCTAATATGGCAATCAAGCAAGCACAAAACGAGTCAGTTGAAGAAGGTTCAGGCGACGCTCCAATTAACAAAATGTCAGATGAAGATCTAGCAGACTACATTGGTGTAAGCGTAGAAGAAGTTAAAGCAGACCGCGACCAAGCAGAACTTATTGCACAGAATATGGAAGAATCAGCTGATCCATATATGGCTGAATACGAACAATCAATGAATGATATTGTTGAGAAGAAAGAAGAAAAGCCAGATTACCTGGACTTTGATGGCGACGGCGACAAAGATGAGCCAATGAAGAAGGCACTTGCAGACAAAAAGAAAATGGAAGATAACGAGTATGGATTCCAAAGCTGGGCAGATGAGGAAGAAGGTTACGAGCAACAAGAAGAAAATCCAGTTTACCAATCAATTCTTAGAAGAATCTTAAGTCAACATACTAGTGTAATTAGCTCAGCTGGCCCTGAGGCAGTAATGGACGCAATCCAAGATGTAGCAGATAGTGTTGGCGATGTTGAAGAAATTGGCAGTAGCGACGTAAGTATTTGGACTAATGAAGTTTTACAGCAACTACAAGGCGGCTACGGCGAAAGCGCAGAAGCTGAAGTTGAAGACCTTGATGAAGGTCGTATGTCAGACGTACATCTAGAGATTACACAGATGATCGACGATGGCGAAAGCGACGAAGACATTATGGCAGCATTGCCAGGTCTAGTAAGCAAACAGCAACTAAAAAGTATGAGAGCAGAAGAAATGGATAGGCCCGCTGAATATGATGAAAGCATTGATTGGCTAAAGAAAGCAGCAGGCATAGGGTCAAACACAAAAAGCAACTTTGGCATTCGAGAAGGTGAGCAAGGATATCAAAAAAGTCTAAGAGATGAGATCGGCAAATACCTAGAAGGCCTAAAATAATCATTTCCCGGTAATACACCCGCCTAAGAGAGATCCTCAGACTTCAGTTTGAGGGTTTCTTTTTTTGTCAAAAAAACCTAAATTTTATTGTTGACAGTATAAATACAATGTCATATACTGTATACATGTTGTTAAGCAGTGTATGTCTTAGGCAACAAATAGGCTAAAACATAGGCAAAGGAGAATAGGCATTATGGCATCTTTAGCAGAAATCCGTGCAAAACTAAAAGCACAAGAGACACGTTCAGAACGTGTAGGCGGCGACAACGCAATCTTCCCACATTGGAATATCCCAGAAGGCTCAACGGCAGTTGTTCGTTTCCTTCCAGATCAGGATGAATCAAACACTTTCTTTTGGATGGAAAGGCTAATGATTCGTCTACCCTTTAATGGTGTAAAGGGTGACCATTCTAATCAAGTTACAGTTCAAGTTCCATGCGTTGAGATGTGGAACGATACTTGCCCAGTACTAAGTGAAGTACGTGGCTGGTTTAAGGACTCAAGTCTTGAGGAGATGGGTCGCAAGTACTGGAAGAAGCGCAGTTACATTTTCCAGGGCTTCGTAACAGAAAATCCTCTCGCAGATGATGTTGAGCCTGAGAATCCAATTCGTAGGTTTGTAATTAGTCCAAGTATCTTTAATCTTATTAAGGATGCACTTATGGATCCTGATATCCAGGAACTTCCAACAGACTATGATGCAGGACTTGATTTCCGCATCACAAAGACAACCAAGGGACAGTACGCTGACTACTCCACAAGTAAGTGGGCTCGCAAGGAGACTGCACTAACAGAGGCACAGAAGGCAGCAATTGATTCCTTTGGCTTACATAACCTAAATGACTTCCTACCCAAGCGTCCTAGCGAGGTAGAGTTAAACGCTATCAAGGAGATGTTTGAAGCATCAGTTGATGGCGAGGCTTATGATGTTGAGCGTTTTGGACAGTATTATCGTCCATATGGTGTTGATGCTCCAGCGGGTTCCTCTAAAACGTCTGACACTCCTGCGGCAGCACCAAAGCCAGCGCCAGCACCACAGGCCACTGAAACAGCAGCAGCACCTGAACCAGAGGCTGCTCCAGAACCTGCTCCAGTAGCAGAAGCGCCAGCAGGCGATAACGGTGGTAAGAGTGCAGAAGACATTCTTGCAATGATCCGTTCAAGACAGAAGTCTTGATTAAATAGGGGGAGAGCGCAATGCTCTCCCTTACTTTTCTTATACTGGAGATATAAATGGCAAAGCCTTTTGACGTAAGCAAATTCCGTAAGGATATTACAAAAAGTATTGATGGACTCAGTGTTGGGTTTCATGATCCAACTGACTGGATCAGCACAGGCAATTATGCACTAAACTATCTTATCAGTGGTGATTTCCACAAGGGTGTACCAATGGGTAAGGTTACAGTGTTTGCTGGCGAGAGCGGCGCCGGTAAGAGTTATTTTGCTAGTGCTAACATTGTTAAGAACGCCCAAGAGCAAGGTATCTTTGTTGTACTAGTTGACAGCGAGAACGCTCTAGACGAAGCATGGCTACAGGCACTAGGTGTTGACACAGATGAAAGCAAACTACTCAAACTAAGCATGAGCATGATTGATGACGTTGCTAAGACTATTAGTACGTTTATGAAAGACTATCGTGCTATGGCAGAAGAAGACCGTCCAAAGGTTCTGTTTGTTATTGATAGCCTAGGCATGCTACTAACTCCTACAGATGTTGATCAGTTCGATAGAGGTGATATGAAAGGTGATATGGGTCGTAAGCCCAAGGCACTAACAGCTCTTGTGCGTAACACAGTTAACATGATTGGTAGTTATAACGTTGGTATGGTGTGTACCAACCACACATATGCTAGCCAGGACATGTTTGATCCTGATGATAAGATTTCAGGCGGACAGGGCTTTATCTACGCATCAAGTATTGTAGTAGCAATGCGTAAGCTCAAGCTCAAAGAAGATGTAGATGGTAATAAGGTAAGTGATGTACGTGGTATTCGTGCAGCATGTAAGGTTATGAAAACACGCTACGCAAAGCCATTTGAAGGCGTACAGGTTAAGATTCCTTACGAGTCAGGAATGGATCCCTACAGTGGATTGCTTGATATGTTTGAAAAGCAAGAGCTACTTGTTAAACAAGGTAATCGTCTAAAGTATACTACAGCCGCTGGCGAAGAATTGCTAGAGTTCCGCAAAGGTTGGACCGGTGAAAAACTTGAAATCATTATGAATGATATTTCAAATGGTTTGATAAGTAATTCCGAAGATGAACCTTTAGAAGAAGAAATTGAACAAGACGAGCTAGAGGTTGTTGAGGAATAATATGGATTCTGAAATTCTTGTAGACACTTGGATTATTCTTAGTCAGTATATTAAAGATAAGCAGCATGCAGCAGACCATTGGATCAATGAACTAATTGATCTAGGTATTGATGACGAAACTTTAGAAGAACTAGCTAATGCTGACAAATATTTAGGTATAGCAATTGATGAATTAAGTTCCAATTCTGAAGATGATGATTATGAATTTGAAGACGAGTAAGATGTGTCTGATAAGCATTTTCCCATAAAACAATCGCCAGCTTGTCAGCTTAAATGGACATGGAGCACTATAAGACTTTATGAAGGAAGTACGAGTAGCTGTCACCGGGTAGAGAAAGAGTTTATTGATTCAACTAATTTTGAAACGTTTCATAACACCCCCTTAAAACTTGAAGATAGAACTAAAATGTTAGCAGGCGAATGGCCTGGCCGCGGGTGTGAACATTGCAAACTTGTAGAGGATGCAGGCGGTACTAGTGATCGTATGCATCATTTAACCATACCAGATCTTACTCCAGTAGAATTAGAAACTGATCTTTCTGCAATAGAAGTAACTCCCAAAATAGTAGAAGTATATTTTGATAACATTTGCAACTTGAGTTGTTTATATTGTTGGGATGGTTTTAGCAGTAAGATACGTGGTGAGAATTTCAAGCATGGCAGATTTGAACAAGACGGTGTTGTGATTGATAATCGTGCACAGCTTGTAGATAATTTACCAGAGCTTACACAAAAGTTTTGGAAATATTTGGAACAACATAGGCATGATGTTAAACGTTTTCATTTCTTAGGAGGAGAACCATTTTATCAACGGCAATTTGATTATGCACTAGAATGGTTTAATGAATACCCTTGTCCAGAACTTGAATTTAATATTGTAAGCAACCTAAATATCAAACACACCAAATTTAAACAGTATATTAGTAGTCTTAAAGAGCTGGTAGAGAAACAATGTTTGGGTAGACTTGATTTAACGTGTAGTATAGACTGCCTAGGTGCAGAACAAGAGTATGTACGGTTTGGAACAGACTTAAATTTAGTAAAACGTAACTTCGAACATGTAGTCGCTGAGGATTGGATATATCTTAACTTTAATCAAACACTCTGTGGTCTTACAATGAAAACAAGTGCAGATCTAATTGACTATGTAAACACACTTCGTACACACAGACAGATTAACCACTACTTTAGCACCACAGTGATGACTTACGAGTTTTTACATCCTCGGATATTTGGAAAAGGTTTTTTCGATGCTGACTTTGAACAAATACTTGAAAATATGCCCAGCAATACACAACAGGAACAGGCTGCTAAAGACTATATGTTAGGTATACAAAAAGAAATCAACACACATGAGCTTAACAGAGCAGAAATAAAAAAACTTGGAGTATACCTCACCGAGTTAGACAGGCGCAGAAGCACTAACTGGCAGTCTACTTTTCCCTGGTTGACTAATCTATTAGAAACTGTATAATAGTAATATGGCAAACTGGTATACTATTGTTGTAGAAGATATTGGAAAGATACCTGACTTCATTGATCACTTTGAAAACGAACTTGAGCAAGCTCGTAAAGAAGTTGGCATACATGGACTTGTTGAGAAAAGTATCAAAGAACTCCCAGCAGTAACTGAAATACGTTTTAATCAACTACAAGAAGTTGAGGCTGTGCTTAATCATCTAAACATACAGTTGCGTAAGATACGCCGCAAGCACTTCACCAAGTATTTGGAAAACTATCCACGTGCACTTAGCAGTCGAGATGCTGAGAAGTATGTGGACGGTGAAGATGAAGTAGTAGACTTTGAAACCATTATCAATGAAGTAGCACTACTACGCAATAAGTGGTTGGGTATTATGAAAGGCCTAGACAGTAAACAGTGGATGACTGGACATATTGTAAGACTACGCACAGCGGGTATGGAAGATGTCCAAGTATAAATGTTACGCACCATGGGCTAGTTTAGATATAAGTCCGCAGGGAGTTATATCTCCCTGCTGCAAATTTCGCACACAAGGTTATAACGAACGTTATAATATCACTAAAAACACAATACAAGAATATACAGACAGTGATTTCCTTAAAGGAATCAAACAGGAGTTTCTGTCTGGCAGTTTCCCTCAGGGTTGTATACGTTGTGTACAGGATGAACAGATAGGCACACCCAGTAAAAGACAACTAGATTACGAACGTTGGACTGAGCAGTATGACAACTGGCAAGAAGAGGATGGGTATATTACTACAAGTATTGCATTTGGTAATACCTGTAACTTGAAGTGTGTGATGTGTAGTCCATACTCCAGCAGTAGATGGCGTCAAGAACAAAAAGACTTATATAATGTAGATATCAAAAGTCATGAATATTTGAATGATAGTATTGTAGACCAGCTACACGCTAGCATGCCGAATGTTATACACATTGACATACCGGGCGGAGAGCCTTTTCTAAGTGAACCACTAAAACAACTGGACTTTCTTTCAAGATTACGAGAACGTGCCAGTAATGTAACCTTACATTACACTACTAATACCCAAGTAATGCCAGACGAACGTTGGTTAGTAGAATGGAGCAACTTTAAAGAAATAGACGTACAACTTAGTATTGATGGTGTGGGAAGCCATTATGAATATATTAGATATCCTGGCAACTGGAATATACTATTAAACAATATAGAACAATGGTTGCAATATCAACAGGATTATAACAATATAAGACTCAGTGTTAGTCATACAGTTGGAGCATATAATATATTCTATATGCAGGAATTTTGGGATTGGTGTAAACAAACAGGGTTGCCAAAGCCTTACTTGGGAAAAGTATTTTCTCCAGAACACTTTCGCCCGGATGTGTGGACAGGTGATGCAAGAACACTAATTAAAAACAAACTAAGTAACAGTACACAACCTGAGATTAGAACGTGGATTTCTCTTTTTGATAATCCTGTACAGGAACAGTTATTTAAATTGTTTGTTGACTGGATTAAAAGACATGACGTTTATCGCAGAAATAGTTTTCAGGACACATTTAAAGAGTTAGCACGATATGTCTCTGTCTAAATACGATGCAGCATATAATCTACTACTGGAAGTGGAGCAATCACGTGAAAAGTTTGATGTAGAGCAATACAGTCTACTTAAAACAATGCGTGACAAAGAAACCAGTAGGGAAGGTTGGAAACGCTATAGAGATTGTCAAGCATTGTTTAGTACTGCTGATAGGTATCTCAACCAAGCTCATAGTGAAGCATTACTAGCTGTTAAACGTCCTACTGATACTAGCATAAGAAAAATTCGACATAATTTGGAACTGTTTGACGAAACTTGGCAGAACGCTAGGCAATGGTCATTAATAGGAGCTCTTAGCTGATGTTTACAATTTCAGAAGAAAGTCATGCTCATAGTAGAGAAACACTAGAAGAGTTTTGCAATCATATTGAATTTTTACAGAGCATCAAGCGTGTATGCGATATTGGATGTGGTAAGGAACAGTTAGATATAAACTATTGGGCTACTCTAACGGATCAAGACGAAGAAAATCCACAGCCACTTAATATCAAATGCACTGCACTAGACATTGTCCAACCACCTGATCTAAAAGTAAAAAACGTTAGGCGCATTAAACAAGACTTTAACCTAGGACTTACAGTTCTTAATGATAAGTCACAGGATATCGTTTGGTGTCATGACTCACTACAGTTTGCACATAGTCCTTTAGATCTACTATTTGAAATCAATAGAATTTTAGATCCACAAGGAATGTTATACTTGTATGTGCCAAGTACTATTAATGTTTACTATGGACGTTTTGAAAGTTATTGTTATAACAATCAGTTGTTTACTTTCACACTGCCGCAGTTAATTTACCTACTTGCTATTGCAGGATTTGATGTTAAGGATGCTTACTTTCGTAAGCCAAAGTTTGTAGATGGCATTGATTGTGTAGTCTATAAGAACAGCGAACCGTTAGACAAGTCTACTACATGGGGAGACTTAGTTGACAAGGATCTATTAAGTGCTAGTGCACGTGACGTTGTATTAGCTAAAAACTATTTGTCAGATCAAGGACTACTTACCCAATGGCTAAATGGCGAAGTGTTTGACTATAGATATAACTCTAGAGCTTAGTTCTTAAACGCTGCCATTGCGTTCCTATCTCATCTGCACGCCATTCTATATTACACATGTTTATAAGCCATTCCTCACGTCTAGGATGGAAAATTTCTTTAAACTTACTACTCATTTCCCAAGCAAGACTATGACAGGTAGTAACAGAAGGTATACCCTGTATAATGCTGTTAACGCCTGCGTTACTGCTGTGACTAACTGTAAAATAAGTTTCTTTTAGTTGGTCTTCTAAATCAAAACTGTCGTAGGTTTTCTGGACTTGTTTGGCAATATTCCATTCGCATCCTTGATCTTTGTACCATTGTTCGTCTTGTATTTGAAAGTGCACACGTTCTCTATAACGTGGATGAGATCGTAGTACAATAGGCTTGTCATAGTATTTGCGTATCTCTGTTACAGTTTCACGGAAATACGTGTCCATGTCTGGCATGTCCTCCCACTGTAAACTATGAGCATGCTGTCCGCATATTAATATGTAGGGCTTGTCCTCAAACACCCACGGTGCTCTTTCAATGCCTAATTGCTTGACCCTGTCAGGATTTACACCCACTTCAAGTGCAAAGTCAGCGTCACGATTGATACCATTAATACCTAACTTCCAAGTTTCGTTACGTATTAGACCGCCAACTTCTATCACTACAACTGGCTTACCTTGTGCACGATAGTGATCCCAAACTCTTTTATTGCCACCCATCTTTCCAAACCACAGTACACTCCAAATAAGAGCAGCGTCAGCATCCATGCTGCCCACAACTAGTTCGTCTGTAGATTCTATTGCGCTAAGTAGTTGTGGATATACCATATCCTTGTTACCCGGCAAGTTATTTGGAAAGTGAGCTATCTTCATGGTAAATAATAATATGCGTACATTATCAGTATTTAGTACATGGCACAAGACCGGTTATAAGAAGTATGGAGATCACTTCATACAGGGTTTCCTACAAAACTGGCCTACTGAAGTAAAGTTAACGATATATGCAGAAGACCATGAGCCCAACACATATAACGCTGACAACATAGAAGTATTGGACCAACGTAGCACATTGCCAGATCTTAAAGCATGGCAGGAGCGTCACAAAGATAATCCACATGCTCACGGCTGGAACAAAGACAAGACAAAGAAAAGTTTTCTATGGGACGCAAGTCGCTTTGCAAACAAAGTATTTGCTCTCTGGCACTTTGCAAAAAACACTGATGCGGATATAATGATTTGGTGTGACGGCGATGTGCGTACACACACTCCAATGCCCATGGAGTTTTTGCAAGAGATTGCTCCCGGTGAACAACAACTTACTACACACTTAGGACGTAAAACTTGGCCTGAGTGTGGCTGGATGATGTTTAACAGACACCATCCACAGTTTGCTGAGTTTATGGAACAGTGGCGATGGATATATGAAAGTGATGATATCTTTAATCACGAAGAAAGTCATGATAGTTTTATATTTGGTGAACTGGTACAGGACTTTGCAGACGCAGGACATAGAGACTTAGGCGGCCCGGGCCAATCTGGTCATGTGTTTATCAACAGTGTACTAGGGAAGTATATGGATCACCTTAAAGGCTTTCGAAAGGAAGTGGGTAAGAGTTTGGTAGGAGATGTTTACGGTAATCGCAGTCAACATTTCGACACCAATCCATGGTGGCAGGATTTGAGACATGTAACTAAATCTCAAATACGCCAAGAAAAATTAAAGAACCCGCATGAATATGATGCGGAGCAACAAGTTAAATCAAAAGGAATAAAGTAATGAGTTGGTATAATCCATCCACGTGGGGACACGATATTGAAAATGCATACAATGATACCAAAGACGCTGTAAACAGTGCTACTGGGTGGGTTGACGATAATGTTATTCAGCCAACTGAACACTATGCTAGCGACGCTTACAAAGACACAAGCAAAGCACTTACAGATGCTTACAACTACAGTTATAGTCTAGCAGCAAATCCTCAGGCAACTGTAGCTACTGTAACACACAATGCAGGTGATTTGAGCACTAACCTTTTACAAGAGGGTTGGAACAGCTTACCAAAAGAATATCAAGACGGTCTTAAAACAACTGAACATTATCTAGAAGAAGGTGCTGAAGCAGTAGTAAAGTATGGCGAAGAAGCATATGAATGGGTAAGTGCAAATGCTTGTAGTCTAGCACTAGGCAGCGCACTCAGCACAGGCGTTATTCTAGCGTTTACTTATAAAGGCCCTGAAGACCCAAATCAAGCAAGTATCTTTAGTATTAATGGCTTTGCCTTAGCAGCAAAAGCCGCAGCAGCAAGTTTGCCTAGTACTGGTGCTAGTATTGTATTCTATGGCGCTGCCGCAAGCATTGCTTACTTTATTACGCCTGTAATTTATAACATTCCAGGTATTAAAGGACAGGTAAACAAGGACCTATTGAACAGTGTTATTACAACCAGTATTGCAAATAGCATGAGCGTGTACTGGATGCTTTGGAGTACACCAGAAACAGTTGGTGCTGCTATTGCTAGTATCGTTATTCCTGTTGTTACAACATTAGTTTGTAATGGCATTGCGCCCAAGAACACAGGACTTACAAAACCAACTGGTGCTAACGGTACATTTAGTCATAATAGCGCAAAGCTAACAGTTCTTAACAGAGGTATGATTGAACAAAACAACTTCCAAACAAATAATGGACAGCACACGCAACTTCATCGTGTCACAAATGGTGCCTATTGTAACTTTATGAACAATAATAGTTTGTGGCCCACTGACAATCGTGCTACCTGGGAAGGCAGTGTTAAGTTTAATATTCCACTAGAAGGCTATTATACTATTGCTATAGCATGTGACAACGAAGCAGAAGTTTATGTTGGTGACAACATGGTCCTACACTGGAACAGATTTGACACCACATCACAAGTTGATGTTTGGTTCCCCAGAGGTGAAGGTGCGGTAAGTTGGAAAGCAAGTAACTATGGTGGCGCTGCTAGTGGTAAAAACCCAGCTGGCTTTGGTATCCTAATGGATAGCGTGATGGACAACAACGACATTAAGACTGCGCTACGTGGACAGAGTGATGCACAAAATCAAACTAATAGTTTGAAAAACAATCCACCTAGTCAAGCAAGTTCAGCATATGATCCTATGCAAAAGCAACCTCAACCAGTATATACTACAATGCCAGTTAATCCAACTCCCATGGGACCAATAAGCTAATGAACGGCAAAATAAGTGTACTACAAAATGTGAAAACTGTATTCAAGCACCCATATCCACATGTATGTGTGGATGAGGCACTGCCCGATTACATTTACAAAGAACTTGCAGAAACATTTCCGCAAGAACTTGTATGTAGTACACAGCCACATGATGGTGGCATAACATATCGTTATAAGTCTAACCCTGCACTAGTTGAAGGTAAGATCAGTAACATATGGCAGGAGTTCTTTGAATACCATACAAGTTCTGATTACTTCAGAGAGTGTATAAACTTATTCGAGCCCTGGATTGAGGAACTTTATCCTCAATATCTCGATGACATGTATAGCAAGCCTGTAACGGTACGTGACATAGACAATACTGGCAGTTATGTAACTGACTGTCAGTTTGTTGTTCACGAACCAGTAGACGAAACAGGTACCAGTCGGACACCACACATTGATAATCCTGTGGAAATCTATGCAGGTTTGTTATACATGAGACTTCCAGAAGACGAAAGCCTAGGCGGAAACTTTACAATACATGAAGTTACAGGTGAAATTACGGAAGTAAACAAAAAATTAGGCAGGCAAGTTGAGGATAGTTTACACAACCCTGTCAAGCAAGTACCTTATGTAGCAAATAGTTTCTGTATGTTCCTAAACGTAAAAGATAGTGTACACAGTGTTACGCCACGTATCAAACCTCAGCATCGCAGACAGAGCATTAATATTATTGGTGAGTTTAACGGCACAGGTCGCATGTGGAAAGTAAAAGAAATCAAAAACTGATGCAGTATACAATGGGCAAAGCCAGCTGGTGTTTTATGACAGGTGAGCATGTTGTAAAAAGTTACAGCACTAGAAATAAAAAAAGTGTTAAGCCTGCTCGTGGTAGCATATATGATTGTTGGTTACGAGAAACAACATGTTTACAAAGGCTACAAGGAAAACTACATTTTCCTAACATTATAGGTGCAGATAAAACCGACTATAGTCTAGCTATGACCAAAGTTGGCGAAAGTCTATTTCACTCTTGGCATGAACACAATTTAACCAAGTATCATGATCAAATTAATTGTATTGCAGATGAACTAGAACGTGCTAATATAATGTATTTCTATCCAGGAATGGATCCAAACAGCAAATCAAAAGACTTCGCAAAGTTTCCGCTAAGTAACTTTTGTATACAGGATGGTGAAATAAGCCTAATAGATTTTGAAATGTCGTGTCCAATAAACAGTTTAGCACACGAGAGATTAAGTGATAGGTTAGGATACCTATACAGTTTTTATAATAAGGATGACTTTAGACAAGCACTACATATTTGTCTAGATGATCCTAGACAAAGTTGGGAAAGTGAGCTAATGGCTAAACTATCTGACAAGTCTAAGTTTAAAGAGTTAAGTAAGGGTGACCCTCGAGAAATATGGGATAATATGACAATGTTTACACAACCACCAGAAAAAGTAGTTAAAGAATGGAACAAGTATCAAAAGCGTTATGGTATCAATGATGCTGAAGATAGAGTCCAACGTATGAAGCTAGTTGAGCTAGCACAACAATGGGACGGCAATGCACAACTAATTGATATTGGGTGCAATGATGGATTCATCACGAAACTTATGGCACCACATGTAGCAAAAGCAACAGGAGTAGAACCTTTTGTAAAGTTGAGTGATGATAAAAAGCCAGCCAACGTAAAATGGTACGCAGGAACATTCAATGACTATATGAAGTTTAAAGCAACTGACTATTATGATATTGTACTAAGTCTTGCAGTAAGTATTCAACTACGTGACTTTGGCGGGCTAACCGAAGAACAAATTGTGGATGCCTACCATGAACTTCTTGTACCTAGCGGAGTAGTAGTACATGAAACACAAAAACTTGAGAATCGGCCTAACAATCAACAACATACTGAGGCAATGATTCGTGCATTTACAAGACCAGGCAAGTTTGAAATCATTGACCATGGTCAAGCAAGACCAAGCGGGCGTAGAGAATACTATCATTTTAGGAAAGTCTAATGGCTTTTAATAATATTATGCAGTTAGCCTGCGCTCAAGTAAGTAAAACTACACAGGGCACAGTAGTTGAATGGGGTAATCAGCGTTTCCGTTATACAGAGAGTTGGGTGCAACAGTGCAGTGAACGTGCAGGTAAGACTATACGCAAACCTGTAAACTATGTTTGGGAATACTTTGAAGATTTGGGATTTCCAGAATACTTAGCTATCGATATCAATACAGAGCTACGCAGCATAGCAATGGACTTGAACTTTATTCTCAAAGACAAGTACAATTATACTGAACAGTTTGATCTAGTAACAAACAACGGAACAGGCGAACATATATTTGATCAGCGTACAGTATTTGAAAACATGCACAACCTATGTCGTGCAGGCGGTGTTATGCTATGCGTATTGCCATTTGCTCCCTGGATCAATCACGGCTTTTACAACTATCACCCTGCGCTGTTCAGAGATATTGCCGCAGCAAACGGTTATGAATGGCAGTTCTTATGGCTAGCACAAAACACAGGCAAATATGTTGACATGCCACACTCAATGGACGGTTGGGCAAACTACGAACAGAAGAAACCACGCATGCCTATCAGTGATTTAGAACGTGCTTACGATGAACTACACAACAGAGATGGTAAAGCACAAAACATCAGTATAGTAGCAGCATATCGTAAAACTGTAGATCAGCCATTTAATATTCCTATGCAAGGACGTTATGTAAATGACGTTGTTGATGAATTAAAAACTGAATATAGCAACTCTAACGTTGATGTAAGACAAAAAGATCACACCAGCGCAACTTATTAGTAAATAAAGCATGATCCCAAGAATTTTACTAGTTTATCCCAATCTACCTCTGATGATGTCGCCAGCAATGAGCATGGCGATACTAAACGCTATTGGCAAGCGTGAAGGCTGTCTAGTAGAAATATTTGAAACCACACAGTATAGCAGCGAATTTAGCAACAAGCACATTAGGCAAAGTGAAATCGGTGCCGTTAGGGCCAACAAAGATGACGAGGTCAAAGACATGTTTTATGTTGCTGACCCAGATCAAATTATTCCAGATTTCCTAGAACATGTAAATCAATTTAAACCAGACCTAATTATGATGAGTGTCCAAGAGGATGTTTACCGTATAGGGTTACAACTGTTAGACAGTATAAAACATTTAAATATACCAAACATACTGGGCGGTGTGCTAGTAATGAGCGATCCTGCTCTTGTAATTGCAAACCCTTTAGTAGACCAGGTGTGTGTATACGAAGGTGAACGTGTAGCAGTTGATATAATTAACTGTATTAAAGCAGACGAGACCACAAAGTATGTAAAAGGCACCTGGTATAGTGATAGAGATGGTGTACACAAAAATGCTCCCCAGCCCTTAACAAACATAGAAGAAGTTATACCTGACTATACCTGTTTTGAAGTAAAACGCTGGAACAGACCCATGGGCGGCAGAACATTTAATGCCGCTGTGAGCATGGAAACATACCGTGGTTGTCCTTACAACTGCACATACTGCAATAGCCCTAACACCAGAAACATAGCAAATGTATTTGAAGTGGGTAACTTTATCCGTCGCAAAAATGCTAGCCGTGTAGAACAAGAGCTATTAGAGTTTAAAGAGCTGTACAATCCTGATCTTATTATGATACAGGACGATAGTTTCTTAGCTCGCCCTGCAAAAGAAGTATATAAGTTTTGCGAGATGTGGGGCAAGTATAAAATACCATTCTGGATGAATACCCGAATAGAAAATTGCAGACCAGAATATCTGGCAGCACTCAAAGAGGCAGGCATATATCGTATCAGTTTGGGTATCGAAAGCGGCAACGCAGAGTACAGAGAAAATGTGCTTATGCGTAAAGTTAAAAACGAAAAGTATGCAGAATTTTTAGGACATATTAACGACAGTAATATACCATATGGACTTAATGTTATTGTGGGCATGCCATTTGAAACCAGAGACATGATAATGGAAACTGCACAGATGGTCAGAGATGCCAGAGGGTACGATGGAATTAACATTAGTATCTTTCAACCTTATAGAGGAACTAAACTTAGGCAGATAGCAGTTGACGCTGGCTTTATGGATCCAGATCATATTAACGGATGGGAAAGCGGAGCAATAGGCGGTGGATTTATGGACAAGTGGGCACTAACTATGCCAGAACCTTATATACAACAATCTGATCTGAATGGCATAATTAAAACATTTGCACTGTACTGTTTTTATGATGACGAACACTGGCCCAGAATAAGACTGGCAGAGACAGATGAACAACTAAGACAGGAATATATGCAGGACTATACCAGTAAGTTTTTTGATCAGTACCAACAGGGCGGTGCAGATCGTATACAAAAGTTCTGTGCATTACACGATCACACCAGCACTTACCACTGGGAAGTAGCATGAAGGTACTAGCATTTAGACATCAGTTTCAGGGTGCTTTAAAACAGATGGAGTTTGTCCATCCTGACTTACAGATAGTAGACTGGTTTGACAATCCCTATCCAGAAGCAGATCATTATATTACCTGCAACATATACTGTGACAAGTTCAGAGAAGATCCAGTGTTTGACTTTGTGTTAAACACTGGTAAGCCCTACATGATATTTGAGACCGCGGTATTTAAAAGACAAGCACGTAATGGTGCCTGGAAAGACTGGCAGTGGAGACTAGGTTGGTGGCATTTGCTTGCACCTGGTAAGTTTAACAATGTTAATTCGCCCAGTGACAGATGGCTAGCACTCAAAGCTAAACAGCAATTAGAAGTAAAGCCCTGGCGTAAGAGTGGCACACACATACTGATACCATTACAAAAGAATAATGACAGTGTGGTTCAGAGTATGATGGACAGATACGGCAGTATGCGTAACTGGCTTAATACAACAATAACAGACATACGCAAGTACAGTGATCGCCCTATACTGATACGACCTAGTGCTAAAACAAACCCATTAAGCTGGGCAGATGCAAAAAGACTGCCAGGAGTGTCGATAAGTAAGACATATAAAGATAACCCAAGTACAGACGGAACTAAGTTTACAAAGAATATAGAAGGGGGACCAGGGTTATTGACAGAGCTAGCAGATGCATGGGCAGTAGTTGGATATAACACCAGCACGTTGTTTGAGAGTATTACAGATGGTATACCAACAGTAAGTTTAGATCCAGACGCACTTACTGGGCCCTGTAGTATCCCTATAGAACTAATAGAAGATCCTCCCATGGATATAGAACGTGAACAATGGTTATATGATATGGCATATATTAGCTGGAGTATGGACGAAATACAACGTGGTGTTGCCTGGGAACATCTTAAGGGAAAGTACTAATGCAAGAGATAGATAGGGCAGTAATAGAGATAAATGGCGGATGTAATTATACCTGTCAGATGTGTCCACAAACCAATCCTGATGGCACTACAGGTGCCAGAGGCAAAGGCTGGCTACGTAAAATGCCACTGGACATGTTTGAGAGAGCAGTAGCAGAATGTGCTGAAGCTGGTCTAAACGTTGTAAACTTGGACGGCAGTGGCGAAGCGACTCTTAATAGAAACTTGCCAGACTATATTAGTATTGTTAAAAAGTATGGCGCAAAATGTTATATATTCAGCAACGGATTTCGCATGCAGGATCAGTTCATGCATGAATGTGTGGATGCAGGTCTGGACTTTTATCGCTTTAGTATTATTGGATACAATAGGGAAAAGTACAAAGAATGGATGAATGTAGATAACTTTGATAATGTGTTGCAAAACCTAAATGCTATGGTAGAGTATGCTACTAACACCAACTGTCAGGTTGCAACCTATCATCTTATCTTGGATAACGACAACATAGAATATGAAACAGAGCAATACAAAAAGATAGTGGAGGCCGCAGGCTGTGCTACAGAAATATGGAAAATGCACAACTGGAGCGGAGTATACGAACCAGACTATAACAGATCCGGCAGAATTAAAACATGTGGCAGACCCTTTAGTCCTGACATTGTTATAAGAGCAGGTGGAAACGGTGGCAAAACAGGTGCTGTGCATCCTTGTTGTCAGGTACTGGGAAATGACAGTGCGGCTGTGCTAGGACATTTTAGCGAGCAAAGTGTGCAAGAAATAATGACCGGAGAGCTGTATGAAGACCTCAGAGAAAAACATCGTACAGGCAACTATCCAGACTACTGCAAGAGCTGTGATTTCTTAGTGGACGATCCAGAAACTATGGTATACACAAACAGTGGGCGCAGTGAGATGCACATGAATGGAACCAAGTTTAGCCTAAACGATTACAGATAATGTTCAATGCTAATTGAAGACTTTGACATATACACTCGTAGATCCAATCAGTCACATCAGTGTGTACACTGCTATACACAAGAGCTGCTGCCCTACTGGGCAAACTTTAACAGTTGGGGATTCCGCGGACCTGAATATACAGATCTTGTAGGCAAACCAGTAAACATATGTTTGGGAGATAGTTTTACTGTTAACCAAGGAGACGATGTAGACAACAGTTGGGCCAGTCAGTTGGCAGAACATTTGGATATTCCTACAATTAACTTGGCAGTAGACGGCGCAGGCAACGATACTATACGTATAATCCATGACCGTGCACAAGAATTATTTGATGTAAAAAACGTGTTTGTGATGTACAGTTACTTTTTTAGACGATTGGACAATGGTGTGCTTACAACGCACAGAGATATACCCAAAAAGGAAAATATAGAATATTTTTTAGATAACTATATTAAACACGCATATTATACTTTTATACCAGAATGGTGTTGGCGTAAAGACGAAGTAGACTATTTAAAACAGGAGCACATCAATCACTTACCTGACTGTTATGTGCATTGGGAACTACCATTGACAGAAAAGATAAAACACAGAATATTTCATCTAAAGGATAAAAAACTTAATCTGTTTAATGACGATCTACATCATATGAGTAAGGATAGGAACAAACAAGTAGCAGATTTTTTCTTAGGACAATATTATGCCTAAGTGGGGAGAACATCATGAGGAACATCGAAAGTCTATGAAGATTACACCTCAAGTTTGGGCAAGCAAACGAGACATTCCAGGTTGGGCTACACTCAATAAAGAAGTAAAATTTGCTATTGAGCGTAAATTCAATACTAATATGAATCTTGTAAACCAGTATCTTATTACAAATAGCGGAGAATCGATATACTACTTTAGAAACCTAAATAGAGATCGAGAAATTCTCTATGCATATGGTTACACAGCCAAGCAATATCTTGGTAAAGGCAAGGACGGTGAAACAATCTTTGGGCATAGAATTCTCGAACCAGATAAAACATACGTGGTTAAAACACTTAGCAATTATGCAAAAAATTATATTTTACTTACAACGATTCTACATCGTATCTGTCAACAGGAAGATAAGCCTAGTGCTTTGACTACATTTAAAATTGATGAAGTGAACTTTCATTATATGTTTTATAAAGCAGACAAACCATTTATAAAAATACATAGCATTGGTAAAGATTGGTACAGTGCACTCAGTGAAGTGTGCTATCTTAATCAATGG